TTCTTCATTATTTTCGGGAACCAGTGTTCTTTCCAGATAGTCAAAGATGTTCTCTACTCGGCACTCAATCGCATCAGCAGAATATCCAACAGATTCGATGTGGGTCTTACCCGTGTCGTAAATGTCCCAAGTAATGAGTTTGGTTGAGTTCATTCCCAGTTCATCTAAGGTGTCGCGTAGCAGAGCCGTCAGTCCTGCATGAGCAGTACCAATTTCAAGAACTCTGGCTGGTGTGGTTTGTCTGAACAACTCCCTAAAAACTTCAGCGGTATTGGGATGCTGCATGGCATAGAATCCCTTGTACTGAAACCAACCTCTTGCGAGAGATTCTTTGTCTAGCATCGGATTCTCCTTATTTGAACTCGCATTCCATCATACCCTCGGTCAGGCAAGCAGTCATGTTGATCTCTGCATCGGCAACAAATGCCGCTTTATACTGGTATTCAGCAAGAATCAATACAAGTTTTGGAATGCTAGATGCAGCAAAAGTATCATACATCGTATCGTAAATTTTACGGAACAACGATGTGCTATCTGCATCTGAATTCTCTGCTACCCATTTACGAACCGATGCAAAATCTTTATCTTTCAGAGAAGAAATCAACTCTTTGATTTTGATTTCACCGATCTGCGAAAGAATACCAACATCAATCTTTCCAGAAACGGAGTATCGCTGCAATTCATTGATGATTCGTCTAAAGTCTGGAAAATGCTTCATAATAAGTTCTACAAGAACCTTCTCATCATATGCAACACCTTCTTCATCAAGAATCCACTTTACTCGCGTCAGCATTTGCTTTGCAAGAGCGGGTTTCTCTTTATTAGGAATCTGAAAGGTGATACAGGTACATCTAGAATGCAGCGGTTCGATGATTCTGTTCTTATAGTTACAAGTCAGAATAAATCTACAGTTTGCACTAAATTCCTCCATGAAGCCACGGAGAGCGGGTTGTGTACTCTGGGCGTTTGAATAGTCAAACTCGTCAAGAATAACAACCTTCTTATTACCAGACATAGAAACGGTACTTGCAAAGTTGCGAATCTTTGTACGAAGTGTATCAATGTTTCCGTCTTCCGAACAGTTAACAATGATACAATCGCTTTCCAATTCATTGCACAATGCACGGGCAATAGTAGTTTTACCACAACCCGCTCCACCAGAAAGCAATAGATTTTGCACCTCACCAACATCTACCATATCAGTAAATGTTTTCTTCATCGCAGATGGAAGAATGCAGTCTGCAATCATCTTTGGGCGATACTTCTCCACCCAAAGATACTCTGTAGCCGTGACGCTCATCTTTACTCCTTGTTGGTGCTTGAAGTAGCCTCTAGCGCCACATAGTATGTGAGATTCTTGCTGCAATGAGAGAACTTGGCAACGATGCTCTTGCTGATATGCACATCGTAGTCACCAGACATGAGTTTGAGATTATCCACCTTCATATGAATATCAAACTTACTCTTTGTCTTATTTTCTCCAACAGAGAGAGCATATGTGTTTGACCCCTTATTGTTCTTATCAAAAACGACAACTTCGATTTTATCTTTCGTACCACGAATTGCAAGATCACTAACTTGAAGGATCGAACTGGCTCGCATAATCTCGGAAATGATATCTGCGGTCAACTTAAAACTAACAAATACATCAGGCATTGTGATACTTTTCTTCGGTGAAGTTAGAAGGCTAGGTTCGCATTGACCATAGTTTACCACGGGTGAATTTTTACGAGAAGCATCGGTAATCACAACCATCTTCTCACCAATCTCTACAACTGGTTCCTTGAACATAGAAATCATACCGAGTAGTGAATTCAGGTCCCAGATTCCCCATTCAACATCAAAGGTTTCATCTACGGTTGCTTCAGCAACAACATTCTTTACTGGAGTAACAGTCATAAGCGTGTTTCCAGGCTTGATGAGAATGTTAGAATTTAAAGAAGCAAAGTTCTTTAGAATTGCAAGGGTATCTTGTGAGAGTTTCAATGTGGTCTTTGTTTCAGTCGCAATAGCAGTCATGTTGTTCTCCATTTTGTAATGAGTATACGGTCACTTTGATTTCTTACAACCACAACCACGGGATTTTGGATTATTAGTTGGTGGTGCAGATTGTGTAGTCGTTTTTTGCTCGGTTGGCTTGTTTGGCTGGTTAGTATTTACTATGGTTGGTCTAGGTATTCTGCTCATCGGTTTTCTTGATCGTAAGTTGAACTGTCCTTTCGATCTTCTCCTTTCTAGAGAAATCGTATTTCATTCTTCGCTCTACGGTTTCGGCAGAACTTTCCGCGTAGTTCGTAAATCCAGGCATATTTAGAGGACATACAACTCTGGGAAAATCTAGTTTAGTGTAATCCTCTGGAGTCTTTGCATTCAACCATGTTGCCTGCCTATCTCCACAACCACACTCCCCGCAATAATACCTTCCAACCTCTACGGTACTTTCACGCCTAAATGGACATGGTTCTATTCCTAGAGATGGATCACCATGGCAAGAAACAAGACGAACCTTCTTCGTTTCATCATCAATACGCTTATCTTGTGTTATGCCTCTAGAGACATAAGAATCAACAACGCTTCTTGCCTTTTGCATGAAGCCTGTAAATCCTTGTGGGGGAGGAGTTGGAACAGGTGTGGGCGCAACAGGCCTTTGCTTATTAGCACCCTTGCTCCAACCACCACTTGCTACTATTCTGTTTGAATTTTTACCGTTTGGATTTTGGGTACTCATCATCGTCCTCAAATGCTTCATCATAGAGGTTCGGGTTTGTAGCAATTTCTTTCAAACGCTGATGATCTCGGCGTCCATCTCCGCGCTTCTGCTTTTTCTTGACCCCTCGGTCCGTGTGAAACCGCTCAAATCCAGAGTCGTCATTTTTCCAATCTTTGTTGCCCATTTCAAAACTCCGTGACTACCTCAATAAGATTTTTCATCTTATGCTGTACGAGATAGTTCAAGATATTACCTTTCTTCGTTGGAGAAGACTCTTGATACTTTTCAAGAATAGACTTTTCCAACTCCACAGGTATGTATCTAAAATCAACGAGAGTTCTATTTCTATCCCAATTTCTTCGTGCTTTTTCTGGCATATTGGCATCAACATCAATAGCATTACCTAGCATGAGGATATGCTCACGCAATGCTGTAACCTTTTTGGTTGTAAGCGGAGTCTGTCGTTTTCCGTCTTGTACGAAGCAATCATCGTCGGAAAGAATATTTGGAATACCGTCACCAGAGTCACCGTAAAGAATATGCTCTACTAGGAATTCATCTGGTTCTTTGCAATTTACGAATCCCTTTACTACTGGACTCCATTGACGGACATTCGGATAGACTTGCAATTGCTGAAAATCTTTGTCACTAGAAACAATGATGATTTCTTCCCTGCTATGAAAGTGCTTGGCAAGAGTGGCGATGATATCATCTGCCTCTGCTCCCTGCACCCGCATATGCCGATAAGGAAATACATCTCTTATCTCCTCTCGTATCCCATCAATCATCCCATATACTGCCTTCCAATCAATATCAGAAGTAGCCTTTGCCTTGACTCGGTTTTGCTTGTAGAGCGGAAAGAAAGAATTGCGCCAGCACTTCCCACCCTCATGGCACAAAACAATCTCACCGCTATCCTTAAACCTCTGCCTATATGTTCTATATGTGTTAAGAACAGTATGGCGAAGCAAGTCCTCTGAAAACAGAGAAGCATCACCCTTTGTCAAGGCAAAAAGTCCACCGAGAAGAATTTGGTTGTTATCAATAAGAATCATTAGAATGCTCCAACAATCACGCAGTTTTCATTTAGTCTGCCAGTTGTTGCAATTGGTTTTGTCTTTAGTTCTTGCATTACAGTTGAGATTGATCTAACTCCAGTAAGCCTCTTTAGAATATCTTTTGGCTTTCGCAGTTTGCGAGATGTTGACTTTTCGATATCAAAGTTCTGTATAGTTGTTCCCTTGATACCAAGTCCTCTGGGGTCGGATGCATGATATACAGAAAGTATACGATACTTTTCGTTAAAGACAACCAACAATGTGCTTCCAATGATCTTATCTGGAGATATGCTTTTTATGGCATATTCCTTTGACTCTGGAAGATACTTGACCTTCTTAACCTGTTGACTTGCAGTTTTCTGCTTTTTCTGTCTTGGCTTTCTTGCGGTTTTCTTCTCTACGGCAATATTGTTAAAGGCATTTACAGTTTCAGAAAGATGCTGTATGACCTTCTTAAATTTTGGTTTAGTGAGATACGAATATCCCTCGACCAGTTGCTTATCTTTACCAGAAAATGCCTCTAGCATCTCTGCCAAGTATGTTGTTTCGATATAAGATGCAATCTTCGAGCAATGCATTGGCTTTACTTTACGAAGATTTACCCAACCGAGAGCATCAAACTTTACATCATCCTTTGATGATCTCGCAGTAATAACTTGGTCAACATAGGCATCAATGTCTCCAAGATATTCCAGATACTTTGTCTCTGTTCTTTCCTGTATCGAAGGAAGATTGGCGGTTTTTCTCTTTTCAAGGATAGCAGAGCCAGAAGCAGAAAGAGAATTTATCTCTGCCTTGATCTTATCAAGGCTTTTCTGATCTAATGGAGCGCCTCTGGTAGCCATTCTACACAAATAGGCAAATGCACTATATGCCTTTATACCATTTTGGGAAATCTGCTTGATCTCATCTGCGGTCATCTTGGAGTGCTTGCAATACTCAAGTACCCATCTCTTTCTTTCGCGGTTGGTTCCTTTACCCCAATACCAAGAAAAAGCCCGTTGGAGTGCGGAGTCTCGCTCGTCTTCCGTAGCGTATGACTCCACACCCCAAACGGGTTCTGAACCGTAAGCCTTTTCTAGAATGCTGTCGTATTTCTTCATACACCGTAAGTATACGGGGCAGGAAGTTCAATTCAAGTCAGTTCACCAATTTTGGTTCAAAAGATTCTGCCTTCTTGTCAGACTTACTCGGTTTTACCGCTATAGCCTTAACCAGACTACGAGATGCAGCCAAGATTCCCAAATAAGGATCAACATTGGCGCCTGGGCGACGATCTTCAATATACATGAAACGATGCGCCTGATCCACCTTTGTTGGAATAGTCGGAACACAAACCGATGCAGTTCTATCACCGAAACCCCAACTAAACTTATTATAGTCGCTCACACCATTCGACTTTCCAACAAGGCGTTGTTCGTTACCAGAACCATATGCTGACATATGCTCACGATGATCGTCTGCAAGAATCTCACAGATTCCCTTTGCTACTGATGGGTCTGCACTAGAATTGGGACCATAGTTTGGAAGATAGAATCTAAAATTGCAGGCAGAACCGTTCCATTCCATGCCAGGAAAACTCTTTGGAACATAACTTACAACCGCGCGAGGTTTGCTGCTAGACTCTGCTGTTCTTTCCAAAAGGAACCTGCGGAAAATCAAATCGTCGCAGGCAGAAAGTAGTGAGTTAGGAGTGGTAACAAATGACCATTGTGAAAGCATGATGCTAGGCATATACGATTCAATGCCTGCACCATCAAAGTTAGAATCATTGACAAAAATATCAACTATATCTCTCCCTCTGACAAAATCACCATGTCCACCGTAGTATCTACCTTGTGGTCCTGGGAATACCGTGGTCACTTCACCCTTCTCATTCTTATTTGTTGGCCAAGCATAGGGTTGACGAGTATCTGGATCAATCAGAACAAACTCTTGTTCAAACGCAACCTCAACCTGATTCAGAGAAGGATTTGCAGAAATGAATTTCTTTAGGTCTGCTCTAGCGTTTGATAGATGGGGTGTACCATCTGCTGTTTGCACCTCACACAAAACATAACCACCATTGCCGCTATACCAGTAACTAGTCTTTCCATATGTCTTGATAGGAACCAAGAACAAGTCAGAGTTGTCTGTTGCTGCCTGTTTTGTTGCTGAACCATCAAATCGCTGAAT